AGTTCGACCGGCCTGCCCTACGAGCTGCTGATTCTCGACCAGCCCTCTATCGAGGACGCGGTCAATGTCTGGCGATGGAATGTCGAGGGGTTAGGGTTCTCCAGCAATGGCTACAGCGGCCCCTATGAAACCGCCATCACCGCTGATGGGCAGATTGTTGCCGACTTCATCACCTCCGGCTCCCTGATTGCCAACATCATCAAGGCCGGGGTGATCCAGTCCCAGGACGGGTCCTCCTGGTGGGATTTGGAGAGCGGCGAGGTCATGTTCAGCGCCTATGCCACCACCGATTCTCTGGAGGAGGTTGGCGGACGGGTCAGCCAGTTCCAGCAGTCTATTGACGGACTGAACAGCTTTGTGGCCGACCTCACCGAATCGGTGGAGGGCGTGACCGGGGATTTAACTGAGGAAAAGGAGAACCTCCGCGTTGTGGAAAGCCAGCTTTCCCAGCTTCAGCAGTCGGTGGGCGGTCTGTCCCTTACCATGCAGGAGCAATACAGCGGCGGCATCAATTTTGTCCGCAACTCCGCCGGGCTGAATGGCCTTTCCGATGACTGGACCTATGCCGGAACCATCACCGCCCAGCAGGGAGCGGAAACCAAGAACAGCACCGTCTCCAACTCCTGTTTCCAGCTGAACGCATACAGCACGCTGACCCAGGTGGTGGATACCATCGTGCCGGGGCAGGCATACCGGCTGACGGTGAAGGCCAAGAAAACCTCCACCTACAACGCCTATGTCCGGGCTGTCATCAACGGCGATACGGAAATCGACCTGTTCAACACCTCAGACTCCTTTGAGTGGACGGAATACACCGCTCTGCTCCCGGACGTGCAGGACAGCGTCATCACCATCAAAATTTATTCCCGCGATGCCAGCCTGTTCGTTTCGGACATCATGCTGACGGAAGGGGCGTCTCTTCACAAATGGACGCCGGCTCCCAATGAGATTTACACCGCCGAGGTAAAGATCGACCGCCGGGGCATCGAAGTGTCCAATGCGGACTC